TCCAGAAATAAATCAAATAGTTTATTCCCCAAATAAATGAACTTTAAATTTGGAAAACAAAAACCAGATATCAAACAATACGCTATAATAGGAATTGTATTATCTTCTCTTATAGCAGCACTCTCACAATGCACAGGAGTATCTCAAGATGGACTTTGGGACTTATTGGATGAGGTTCAAAGAAAATATTTCCCACAAACTATTCTTAATGAGTTTGTTATTAAAGATCCTACGAAGTTAGAACGTAGAATTAAGCGTGATGTAGACTCGGCCATCGCAGAGTATGAACGTTTGACGGGCGATGATGGAACTGTTAGAATGCCTAAACCAAGATTGGTTGAGAAACCATCTGACGGTAGCAAAGCGCAAGAACTGCTCGGTGGTGAGATGCGACTCTGTGCTCCTTGGGTTGACGACTGCCCACAAGAGTGATACAATATGGTTATGACTCAGTAGCTCAGTGGATAGAGCAACTGCCTTCTAAGCAGTCGGTCGTTGGTTCGACCCCAACCTGAGTCGCCTTGACAATCAGACTTTTTAGAGTTATGATTGTCTCATGCGGATGTAATTCAGTGGTAGAATGGCTGCCTTCCAAGCAGTTCGTCGCCCGTTCGAATCGGGTCATCCGCTCCAGGGCGATTGGCGCAGCGGTAGCGCAGCTGCTTTACACGCAGACGGTCATTGGTTCGAATCCGATATTGCCCACTTATAAATAACAACAAGAAAAGCGTTGGTAATAATGAAAAAGAAAACCGTTAGTAAACTTATTCAGGGCCCTTTGCGGTTTCATCATCAAGATATTCACGAAGAACTAGAAGAGATTAAAGGTAAATTGGATCATGTTAGTAGTCAGATGCAAGTGTTGCAACAAAGAATTGATTGGTACATCCAAACTACAGGTTTGCGGTTGCCAAAATCAGATGTCAGTGAAAGAGGACAAGATCTCCGCGATTGACTTAACACAAGTCGTTGTGGTAGAATCCGATAACCAGAAAAAACAATCTGGTATTCTTTCATCTCAGGATCTTGCTTTTCAGGAAGCAAGAAGACAACGTAAAGTTCGTAAATTAGAATTTGACGTTCGTTAAATATTGGAAGGGTGGTCGAGTGGTTGAAGGCTCTAGTCTTGAAAACTAGCGAAGTGAAAGCTTCCGTGGGTTCGAATCCCACCCCTTCCGTTTTGTATTACATCTAACAATTTCTTCAACAGTGTTACGCAATGAACACAATAATTGACGTTTTGAATCATATTGATTAGTATATAGTAATAATATCACTACAAACCTATGGATCAACACACCTATGAAAACTGGGTGAAGATTAAGGAAATTTTCGAAGAGTCTGGTAATACGAACAATATGTTCTATCATCGGGCTTGCGAAATCGTTAAAACAAAAAAAGATCCACTTGCAAAATTTCTTGGAGAATAATGAACTTTGATGATTGGTTTTATGAAATGGAAGGTTATGGTTTCCGTGCCGAACGTTTCTGGAGTGACTATGATGCTAAAGATCAGGTTGCTATGATGGAGTGGTTAAGAACTGCCCATCAAATGGGATATGAAGAAGGACAGAGACTCTACGGAGGAACTGAGTAACTAAATACACTTGGAGAATGAAAAATGATTCAAGAACAAGACGAACTTATCAGTCGCTCAGAAGTACAGGAGATGATCGATGATGCAATTCGTAAACACAACCGCAATGCTGCAATTATTTCTATGTTTGTCGGTTGGTTCGTTCTTGCTTTATTTGCTGAAGGTCTCCTCAGACTTATAGGTGTCATTCCACCATTACTGCCATGGCTCAAAATCACATTGAACTAGTTGGTTGCATATTGTTATTAGTCTTTGCTGCCACAATGTTCTATCAAGGAACGTGTATTCTAAGAGGACAACGTGGATATTCTTTGAGAGACTATCTTAATCAAGATAGTACCAACATGCGTAAAAGAGTAGAAGAACTATTAAGAAACAAATAATGGAAACACACATTAAACAACGATATCAATTTGCTGCCTCTTCCTTTGTTAGAATGTGGGGGCACAGTTCATTACATGATCATAAGATTATAGATTTTTGCCTTGAGTGGGCACAGAGAGAAGAAAATGCCCCGTTAGATAGTTTTATTCTAGATCAATACTTTTACTACGAATTTAAAACTTGGAGGGGATACTGATAGGCCACTTCGCATTGACCGGGAGCACAAGGAGTAGTATAATTGGTAGGTAAACAACGGGGCGTAGTTCAGCGGTAGAATGCTGGTTTTGGGAACCAGAGGTCACAGGTTCGATCCCTGTCGCCCCGATAGTAACTCACTTATGAAAATGACTCAAGAACTTCAATCATTCACTATAGAAGAATTCCAAGCAGACTTTGATTCTTTGTTGGATAGAGTAGAAAATGGAGAATCTTTTATTATAACAAGTGAGCACGGAAACGTTGTTATGGTTCCTTACAAAGAAGTCGTAGAAATATTCGAAGATGTTAAAGTGGATGATGAAGTCATACGCATCCACACTGATCACGAAGAAGGATCATAAGGGAGCATAGCTTAATGGTCAGAGCGGCCTGCTTATAACGGGTTAGTCTGGGTTCAACTCCCAGTGTTCCCATTGCTCCTTTAGCTATCTGGTGAAAGCACCCGACTCATAATCGGATACAGGCGAGTTCGATCCTCGCAAGGAGCATTTGTTTAAATAAATAAATTTAAAATTTAAATATCTATGAAATTTATTGGACTAAGATTATGCGAGCACGATTCAAATATTTCCTACTCTAACGATACGTCTGTACAGTATTATAAGTCTGAAAGAGACTATCAAATTAAACACCATGGGTTTGAAGATCTTAATCAGTGGAAAAAAATAATTGATAATTGGAATATAAATCCATCTGAAATAGATGCAATAGGAATTGTACTTGATTGTTTTAGACATCGATATTTAAAATGTGATGAGAGTAAACTTTATGAGACAATTGATATTCCTTTATTTAAAATTATGGGATTTAATTGTCCTGTTTTTAGAATAGATCATCACTATGCACATTTTTTAAGTTCATGGCCATTGGGCATTGATCCTACGATAGGATTTGTATTTGATGGATTCGGAGATGACTTTATTACTCACAGTATTTTTCAATCTGAAGAAAGAATACTTAAATATGATAGAACATCTTCTCCTAGTTTTGGAACAATTCTTCCGGATGTTGCATCGCGTTTGAATATTCAGGGGTCTTCTCAGGATCTTGCTGGAAAGGTTATGGCATTAAAGGGATATGGCAATGTTTCTTTAGAAAAACTTGAACGAGAAAAAATAAGACTTTCAAGATTTAATTTAAATTTTTTAGATATGTTATGGAATACTCAGCGCATTTCACAATTGGAAAAACAGGATCAATATAACCATATTCAAATATGTCATGAAATAACGGAAAACATTTATGTCGAACATTTTAAAAAATATTCCAATCAAAATGATGTAGTCTGTTACTCTGGAGGAGTCGCTCAAAATACCATCATTAATAGTAAAATTAAAAAAAATATTCCAAACCTTCATATTCCTCCACATTGTAATGATGAAGGATTGTCTTTAGGAGTTATCGAATTTCTTAGAAAATATTTTCAGCAAGAAAAATTTGATACAACTGGATATCCTTTCTGGCAGTCTGATGAGGCACCAAATACTATTGTTTCCGAAAAAACTATTTCTAAAACTGCTGAATTATTGGCACAGGGTAAGATTGTTGGATGGTATCAAGGAAATGGTGAAGTTGGATCTCGAGCTCTTGGAAATCGTAGTGTTTTAATGAGTCCAGTAATTGAAAATGGAAAAGATATTCTTAATGAGAGAGTCAAACATCGTGAATGGTTTAGACCTTTTGGTGCATCAATTTTAGAAGAAGAAACCCAAAATTATTTTGATTGGGATGGACTATCACCCTATATGCTTTATGTGATGGACGTGTTAGACAAAGAAAGTTTTCCAGCAATTACTCACATAGATGGAACTTGCAGAACACAAACAGTGTCCTCAGATTTATTTTCTTACTACGGATTGATTGAAAGTTTTAAAAATCTCACTGGAATTCCAATGCTCTTAAATACTTCATTAAACAATGGTGGGAAACCAATTTGTGGAAAAATAAATGAAGCTTTGGAATTTTTTGGTGCAACTGACTTAGATGTATTGGTGGTTGGTAATGAAATTTATGAAAAGACTTGACAGGTGACCTGTCAAACTAGTATAATATCAAGGTCAACATTCAAATCAATGACACTTACAGCAAAATTCAAGAAAGACATTCAAACTCTTCGTGGCGCAGCATCTGGCAATTTCTATCTTGATGTAAAGAATCCGAAACTTTACAAAAAAGTTCGTCGTTACTATGAAAGCGAAGGCGTAGTATTTTCTGGTGATCCTCTGGATGATTATGAGATGCTTATGGAGTATGTCTACAACGATCTTGAATCTGTGGAGGTAGCGTGAACGATCTAGATCCCAAATCGGTAGAGTCAACTAAGACTATTATTATTCACGAACGATTTCCATATCGATTTGTTCAAAAAGGACATATTCAATTAAATGGAAAACCTGATTTTAGAATGCAAAAAGCAGATGAGTATACTAAAAAATACTCTGATGTCTATTTGTTCGATAACGGAGATCAAATGCTTCTTGCTATTGAAGATCCCGAATACCCGAAATGGCTAGATCCAGCAGTTGTACCTTGTTATGTGCGAGATGAAGACATGGAGAGTCTTTAAAAACCCTGGTCGGGAGCAAACCCTTTAAGTTTCCTAGTTCTTAAAACTAGGTGGTGGAGTCAAAGACCCATTTATGGTTTCTTACTTCCTAAAAGTAAGTGGTGCGGATGGGGTAACCTCGTCTGGTTTCCAATTTCCAGTTAAAGAATTGGTGGCGAGCCTGAGTTACAGAGGGAGTTGACAACAACTCTCTTTTTCTGTATGATATATACTGAGAACAATTAATAATTTTATGGGTCAATATGTAAAGAAGGCACTGGTCCTTGGTGCTGGTGGTTTCATTGGAAGTCACATGGTAAAAAGACTGCGAGCCGAAGGATATTGGGTTCGTGGTGTAGATCTTAAACTCCCAGAGTTTTCCAAGACAGAAGCAAATGAGTTTGTGGTTGGAGATCTCCGTGATGTAGATTTTGTTGCTCGTGTTCTTGAGTGGAAAGGTGATGCTGGTAATTTTTATCGGTCAGTTCCTTATCGTTATGTTCAACCATTTGATGAAATCTATCAGTTTGCAGCTGATATGGGTGGAGCAGGTTTCGTTTTCACTGGAGAAAACGATGCAGAAATTATGCATAACTCCTGCACAATCAATCTGAACGTTCTTGAAATGCAACGTCAGATGAATGAGCGTCATGGCAAGAATGTAACTAAGATTTTCTATTCTGGTTCTGCTTGCATGTATCCAGAGCACAATCAACTCGATCCCGATAACCCCGATTGCCGTGAAGAAAGCGCATACCCAGCAGCCCCAGACTCCGAATACGGTTGGGAAAAACTCTTCTCTGAACGTTTATACTTTGCTTACAATCGTAATCATGGTATTCCCGTTAGGGTTGCTCGTTA